TTGCCGTATTAGTTGGGGTAACTGTTTTTGTCGCAGTATTGGTTGGAGTTTCAGTATTTGTTGGCGTTATTGTTGGAGTTTTTGTCGCAGTATTGGTTGGAGTTGCCGTATTTGTTGGCGTTGCTGTATTAGTTGGTGTTACTGTTTTTGTTGTAGTGTTTGTTGTAGTCACACTAGGAGTTAGTGTTGACGTTCTAGTATTAGTTACTGTGGCAGTAACGCTTGGAGTAATAGATGAAGTATTTGTTACTGTTGGAGTATTTGTTGGTGTAGCTGTTGGGGTTTTTGTATTAGTAGGAGTAACTGTATTTGTTGGAGTTGGCGATGGTGGTATATAGTTATATACTCTTACATGACCGCTATCAATACCTCCCGCGTCGTTTAGTGGTGCTCCAATTGCTAATACGCTACCATCGCTACTTAAACTAATACTACTACCACTTTCATCAAGACCAGCTTCGCCGTCTATATCATTGCCTAGTTGAGTCCATGAAGTTCCATTCCAAAAATATATTCTAACACTACCAACCGAAGTAATACCACTACTTCCACTATTCCGCGGTGCTCCAATTGCTAATATACTTCCATCACTACTTAAGCTAACACTCCATCCACTACGAGTGCCATATGTTTCTCCAATTATATCGTTTCCTCTTTGAATCCAAGCAGTGCCATCCCAAAAGTAAACTCTAACATTACCGGTATCAGCACCATTATTATCACTAAAAGCAGTTCCAATAGCTAATACGCTACCGTCACCATTTAAATCAACACTATCTCCACTCCGAACACTAAATATCTCTCCGTCTATATCATTTCCTCGTTTAATCCAAGCAGTTCCATCCCAAAAGTAAACTCTAACACTTCCACTATCAGTACCATTACCATCATTTAGCTTTGCTGCAATAGCTAATACGCTACCATTACTACTCAAACTAAGACTGCTACCGCTTTGATCGTTACTAGCTTCGCCGCCTATATTACTACCTAATTGAATCCAAGAAGTTCCATTCCAAGAATAAACTTTGGCGATACCATTATCAGTACGAGGACTAGTGTCCCCCATAGGTGCACCAATAGCTAATATGTTACCATTATCGCTTAAGCTAACGCTTTCACCACTTTGCCCTAAACTGTCTCCATTTATATCGCTTCCTTTCTGAATCCAAGAAGTTCCATCCCAAAAATAAACTCTAACATGTCCGCTATTAGCACTATTACCATCGTTGTAAGGAGCCCCAATAGCTAATACGCTACCGTCACTACTTAAGCTAACACTAGTTCCGCTATAATCGTCAAATGCTTCTCCGTTTATATCGCTACCTCTTTGAATCCAAGCAGTTCCATTCCAAGAATAAACTCTAACATGTCCGCTATTAGCACTATTACCATCGTTGTAAGGAGCCCCAATAGCTAATACGCTTCCGTCACTACTAAGACTTACACTCCATCCGCTACTATCATTAGCTGCTTCTCCATCAATGTCATTTCCTTTCTGAACCCAACTCATAAGTTCACCTTGATAATCCCATACCCTTGGTATTTACGTTGTTTATATGTTGGGTTTGTTAATTCTATTGTCATGGTCGATAAAACTCGTAAATAATCGTCAATATTATTTAATTGATATTTATTTGTTCTTCTATTATATGCCAATAATAATGCTGCACATCCAGTAACATAAGGATTACTCATACTAGTACCACTCATAATAGCATAACCATTATTTGGAGCCAAACTAAAAATATTATGTCCTGGAGCAAGAAAATCCAATGATTCTCCAGCACAACTAAATTTTGTTCTTTCAAAGTTTTCATCTATAGCTCCAGTAGATATAACTTCTTTATATTTTGCAGGATACATAACGTCCACATTTTCTCCACTGTTTCCGGCAGCAGCAAAAACTATACACTTTTTAGACAATGCATATTCTATAGCTTTTAGTAGTTCGTTCGATTGGTTGGGGGATCCTAAACTCATAGTAATAAAATCAGCACCATTATCAGCACTCCAAATAATTCCATTAACAACAGAGTCTAAAGAACCTTGTCCTTTAGCTCCCAACGCTTTAATTGGCATAATTTTAGCTCTTGGTGCCACACCCACCATACCTAATCCATTGTTCTCTGCCCCTATGGTTCCACACACATGACTACCATGCCCATTATCATCTTGAGGACTTTTATCATGATCTACAAAATTTCTACCATCTACTAAATTATTCTTAATATCACTATGATTTAAATCACATCCAGTATCCACAACAGCAATTATAATATCTTCTCCTTGAGATTGTATCCACTGTTGATCAATCCCTAATTTAGTGATTTCCCAGCCCAAAACTTGACCAGCACCAGGATTAAAGCCGTATACTTCTTTTTTAATATGTGGTAAAAGAGAGAATTCTTTTTTGCTTCTTTTTTTAAATAACATTACAACACCTTAGAAGCAACTAGACAACCTTTAGCAACGGCATATAGAGGATCAGTAGCATGTCTGACCTCTTTTACTGCTAATGGAAAATTGTTTTCTGTTAATTTTTTAGAAAATTCTTCAACATATCCCTTGGCTTGAGATGTTCCACCAGCTACCACTATTGTTAGTGGATTTTTAAATTTGGGTAGTGCTTTATGTTTATTTAGAGCTATAGCTAAATTTTTAGTAGTATAATCTATTAGTCTTTCATAATAAGCAGAAACAGCGGCTAATACTGGATTATCAACTGGTTGCCCAATTGTAAATCCACCACCCTCTTTTTCAGCTTGAACAACACTATCAGTTTCCCCTGTTGCAACAGCGGTCATTCTATCTATCCAGTCACCAGATTTTGTCGTACTAAATACTACTGTTGGTTCGCCATTTAACATCACACACACGTTTGTCATACCTGCACCACAAGATATTCCTATACCGGTATAATCTTCTTGCTCTAATTCAGCATAACATAAAGCTTCAGCTTCGTTAATAGCTTTTGCATCGTAGCCAGATTCTTTCAATATTGTTGTGACCACATCTTCATGATATCCAACATCAAAATCATCATCCTCTTGGTCAACTGGTTGTGCCGGTACACAGAATATCAATTTCTCATTAGGCTCAGAAGCCTGCCCCACGACCTCTTTTAAAATAAAAGCCAGTATACGCTTGGCATCTTTTTCTTTAGCTGAGACCACGCCACGATACATTGGTCTTTTTGCTGTATCATTTCTTTCTATTGCTTTTTCTATAGCATCTTTACCTAATAAAATAAAAGATCCATCAGTATCTTTGATGAAAACCTTCCCAGCCAAACCCTTTTCTATCATCTTGGTTGCCACGGGGGTTGTTGGTTTGATAATATAAAAAGCATCTCTAAAATCTTTATATACTATCTTGTTGTCTTTTTCTGATGACAATACAATAAAACTTGTACCCACATCTAATCCAACTCCCATAATGTTAACCTTTCATATTTTTTAGTTTGCTTACTGAATTAGTAATATTTTCTTCTGATTTTTTAATATCGCCTAATTGTTCGTATTTTTTTTCTAGATTATCTGTATTTATACTAACTACAATTTTTCTTGAATCAATATTGGCTAATTCTTGTTTTTCTATATCTACATTACGAGATACAGATTTCAAAGGGGTCTTGGAAATCAGCTGACTATTGGATGATAAACTTAACTTACACCATAGATATCCAACCAGAAAAAACGCTAAATTTATTCCTAAATATAAACTGGTCATTAAATAACTATAGTGTTCTGTTAGTAAATTTGTTTGAAATTTAATTACTTTTGATTCTTTATTTTCAGTATCTTCATTGTGCATATTTTCTTCAATCCATTTAATATGCTGACTAATTCTAGTATGACCAGAACAATCGGTATATGTTGAATCTGTTTTTTTATCTATTGCCATAACACACGAATTAATACCGGCTAATTTTTGATCTATAAACAAGCCCCCGCCACTATCTCCACTAGCTATCAAAAACTCTAATTGTGTTCTTAGCTTATCTTCTTTTTTTGACGGAGAACAGACTAATAAATCTCTATCTATTTCGTCAACAAAATTAGATCCCGCTCTTTTTTTGCCGTCAGAATGGGAATATCCTTTATTAAATGTTCCCGTAAACCCGTATCCAGCTATACTACAGAGTTTACCAACCTCATTAGGTTCAGTATATAAAGCAGGGAAAAAATCAAGATTTATTGCCTCTTCTGTATAACCTAAAGCTATATCATGCCAACCAAATTGCTTGTCTCCATATCCTGAATGAACAATAATTTTAGATAAACAATATTCTTTGTTATTATCGTCTATAACTTTTGCAGATACGCAGTCATTGACTATATGTGCGGCAGTCAATACCCAGTGTTTATCAATAGCTACAGCAGTAGCAGCGTACAGACCATCCTTGTTATCTCTGCCATATATTCTTAATACGTGCTTAAATTTACTGCCATACGCCAGATATTGATCGTCAGGGGTTGTTGGATCAATAGTTCCTGCTAAGATAGTTCCACAGAATATGGATACTAATAATAAGACTATGTTCTTTAACATATAGGAGGTTCCTTGAGAGTATACAATATAATACACTCATATAGGAATATTCGTCCTATTTAAAGAGATCTCAAAGGACCGCTAAATCGACCAGACTACTAAGCTTTGAGCAACATTTTTATTTATATGGTCTGTTTTTTATTTTGTCCAATATAATTTGACAATCATTTTCAACATTTGGATTCCAACTCTTAAAATCCATAAAATGACCAAATAATAAATGACAAGAATTAGCACACAGTGAAATTAGATTAGACGGTTCTAACTCTAGTTCTGGAGCGAGATGTACTGGTTCAATATGATGGACTTCTATATCCTTGTTCTTTCCGCAAGCCGCACAGGTATTATTCTTTTTGAGAAATTCTTTTCTAACAGTTTTCCATCTGCTAGAACGGATCGCATATCGTAATTCTTTACGAAAAATATTCAGCATTATTTAGAAATCCATTCTTTAAACTTCTCTTTTGAGTCATATCCAGTTATTCTTTTAGTTTCAACATTATTTTTATAGATCATATAGTCAGGTAATTGCCTAACTTTATATTCTTTAACCATATCTGGTCTATCGTTGAAATCAACATAACATACAATAAGATTCTCTACCAAACTTAGATCTTTATGAATATCATTTTTCATAACCAAACAAGCAGGACACCATTTTGCACCAAACACCAGTAGTATGTCTAATTTAATTTCTTTAGCTAGAATGAAAGCATCTTCTGGACTGTTTGTGAAAACAGGAGGGGTCGCAAAAACTGTCTGACTACTAATTAGTAGTGATAATATAAATATGAGAACCTTAACCATGTATTAGACATCTCCAAGAACTCTGCCTTTCTGTGTCCTAATTACATACCCCATTCTAATTAAAAATGGCTCAATACTGTTTTCGATAGTTTCCATAGCAATACCAGTTAAAGAAGATATGCTTTTAAGACCCAATGGATTCATTCTGTGCTTTTTCAAAACATCTAGATACATACGATCATACAAATCCAACCCTCTCTCATCAATACCCTGACTACTAAAAACCTTATCAATATCCACAGTAGAGTCTTTATAAAAAGATACAAAGCTCTTATACCACTGTAGTCTGGCATTTAAAATTCTTGGGGTTCCCTTGCTTCTTTTAGCAATTTCTAACAGATGTTCTGTTGAGATATTCAAACCAAGCTTATTAGCATTCGACTCTGCTAGTTTAGCTAAATCATCGGAGCTATAAAAAGACAAATGTTCTTTGATAGAGAATCTATCATAAAACGGTTGACTTAAACTACCTCCGCTGGTAGTAGCACCAACCAAAGTAAATACTGGTAGTTCTATATTTTCTGGTTTATTTTCTATCACAATACTCAGAACAAAATCTTCCATAACAGGATATAGAAATTCTTCCACAATCTTTGGTAGTCTATGAATCTCGTCAATAAATAGAACAGACCTTGGAGCTATTCCCATTAAGTAAGGCAATAGATTTTTTATACTTCTAACATTAGCTCCGTTGACGGTATACAAATTCACGCCCATCTCCGTTGCTATGGCACTGGCTATGGTAGTCTTACCAAGGCCGGGAGGACCGTCTATTAAAACGTGAGGCATGACGGACGATGAATCTTTACAGCCCGCCACAACGATACGCAGACGGTCTACAACCTCTGACTGACCGACAACATCATTAAAACAAGAAGGTCTAATAGCATTACTCACAATGATTTTCTCCCAATTTTGCTAGTGAATTCTTAACCAATAAAGCACAATCATCTGTTGGATTTTTTGAGAAAGTCGATCTGATTAAATTTTCTGACTCTGTTTTGGTAAATCCATAACCGACCAGTATTTTACAAGCTTTTGCTAAGAGTTCAACTCCGATTTCTTGTACTTCTACCTTTGGCTCTCTAGGTATCTGAGGCTGTTGTTGAATCTTATTAAGATCTGGACTATCTTCTTCGTATATTACCTTGATCTGTTTGATAGACCTAACAGTAAATACTGTGTCGCAGTCACAGACTACCTTGAATCCTTTTGTTTTAGCCTCTTTTATAGAAAGCCAGTGCTGAGATGAGCATTTTGGACAACTATAAATCAGGTTTATATCTGCGTCAATCGGTTTCAGGTTTTTCGTTTTGATTTTTATCATTATCCTTTATCCAAAATACAAAGTCATTAGATTCACTATCGTAAGCTGTTTCTAATAATCCTTTATTAACCAAGTTATTAAGCATATTGCTAATCATTCTATTATTAAAACATTCTATCATTTCCATATATTTTTGATTAGTAATAAGAAATATTGTTTGTTTTGTTTTATTGTTTTTTCTCTCTTTTAAGAATTCTTTTGACATTATAACACATTCTTCTTGTGTTAATACTGTGTTTAGTTCTTCGATTTCGGTTTTTGGTAAATCTTCCATAACTAGACTTAATTCGTCTGGTTGATTCTCATTGGTTTTACCAAAGCTATTGAAGATTAAAACCCTAGTTGACTCTATAAACTTAGCAACATCAATTACTTGGAACCATTCTTTGTTATTTTTCATTATTTAAGTTCTGATTGGCAGTTATTATGTTTGTCTACAAAAACTCTTTCAAATCCTAGTTCAGCTAAAATTGGCATCTTATGAAATGTAATAGTAAATCTTACATTGCCAGCATCGTCTGTCATTTTTGTCCATTCTATTCTTTCTGATTTACTCATGTGAGTTGCAAGATCATAGGCTATAAAAGGAGTTTCCGTTAACGAACCAAGAGTCATTGCTAAATATAAAAGTGCTGCTGGTAACATCCTTGCTCCTTAGTTCAATATATCGAACAGTCCTTTATAGTAATTGGGCTGTTGTAAAAAATGAACCGCATGTGTTCTTAAGTGGTTTTTATACTCACTACTCATTTTGTCGTGAACAAAATATATTGTTTTATAAATCGGTTCTTTGTAATGATTGTTCCCCAAATACAGGGAGTTTTTGAAGTTCCCTGACTTGGAGAAGTAATCATTCACAGGTAACGAACCTTTCGGAAAGCTCGGGCCAATATACCATATGTTTGAAGGATATTCAACTATTTCATTTAGAGTATCATATAGCATTTTCCCCCAAGCATCCCACGCATCGGGATCAAACTTGAAGTATTTTTTATAATGACTCTCTAAATTGTCCTGACTATCATCGTCATCGTAGTTATCATCTTCATAATCTTCGTGCATATTTCACCCGATACAAAATTTGTCACTAATTTGAGAAGCAAGATCTTTAGCAGAATTAGATAGGAATCTGTTATTACTAAAGTAGAGCGGTGTTGATACTTGATTAAGGAACTCCACGACCGTTTTTAAAAGCTTGGTCTGCTGACCATCTAGATTCATATCCTCGTCAGATAGAGCATCCTGTGCGTTCATAGAAGTATCCTCATTGTCTATGAGAGTGTCCTCATCAATCGGATGGATGGGCATTGGATCACCATAAGCCTTTTGAAAAACACTACCATTAGTATAACCATACACAGGCTTTATATTTTCTGTACTATTGGTATATGTGGTAAGGTTTAGAGACTTCATCTGATTAGCAATAGTTGAAGCAATATTAACTGCTACCGGAACTCCAGTAATATCAGACTTCTTATAAGCCTTGGCATATTCCTTAAACCATTCGTCGCTAGTCTTATTTGCAACAACATTAACAACAGCAGACACTCCATCAAGAGCCTCTTTAAGCTGTTCAATATTTATCGGATTACCAGTTGATCCTGAAAGAATACTGGTAAAGTAAGGTTGCTTACCCTCCCAACCCTTTCTCCACCAAGTATAAGGAATTCTATAAATCTGATTGATTTTGATAGCTCGGGCATCACCACCAAAATGATTTACCAGTTTCTTCTGAATACCATTCCAATAAGTCTTGTGAGGATTTGTATTGTTTTGGTTTAGAATCCAATAGCACTGATAACCATTACGAGTATCAACAACCCAGCTTGGCTTTACTGGAAAGTTATTAATCTGGTTCAAGAATTCCTTTTTCTTCTGCATGACGATGCTAGGCTTAAAATAACGACCCTGATCATCTCTCCCAGCATCCATATCAACAAAACAAGCACGAATTCTACTAATAGCATATTGCTTACGTCCACCATTAACATAGAAGTAAGCATCAGCGCCTTGACTATCATTGGCAATAGCAACAGTGGTGAGATGATCTGTATGATTCATGCTACTGATCTTCTTACGAGGATCACCATTGTAACAGAAAATCTGCTGACCACCAAAAGAATCAAAAAACTTATTTCGCAAAGTAATCTGATCTCTTGTTCCTATGGCACTATGAGTCTTATCGAACGGATTAAAAGCCAAAATATCACTAAACATTTGTTTTCCTTTTTCCACTTCCTGCCTACAGTTTTGATATTGGGACAGTAAACACTACCATCAAGAGCAATATCCTAAAAGATGGTAACGGAATCGAACCGTTATTGTACGATAGCAGAAACTATATAGGTGCTATCTTACAAGTTGCCAAACACCACCTTGACTATCAAGAATCAATACTGGTCATCCTCATCATCATAATCTTCATCCTCATCTTCTTCGTCAAACTGATCCCAATAGCTCTCATCATAATCATTCAGATAATCATCCTCATCATCCTCGTAATCATCCTGACTAAAATCAGCCTTATAAAGAGGCTTAAGTAATTCCCCCTCATACTCACCAACTACTTCGTAGCGACAAGTGCGAAGCTTTTCATAGTTGCAATCACTAGGGACACTGACAACATCCTTGGGATTAATCTTGACGATCACAATGCGGTCGCCAGCCTCAAGACTACCATAGCCAGCAACATAATTCAATGCTCCAGCATGAAGTCCATTAGAACAACCACGACCACGATCATCGTCTACCTTTGCTCGTTGCATTTCACAGACCTTACCAACTCTGTTGTCAAAAACTCCCCTATACTTATCCTTAAAGTCTGAACGAACAGCCTTATAGGCGAGGAAATAACCATCCTCAGTAATAGGCAGATGCTCATGCTCCAAGAAATCATACAGTTCCTTCTGACTCTGCATACTTGGATTTTCCATGAGATTATTCAGGAAATTAACAAGGGGCTGAAACGGCAATCCCTTGCTCATAAACTCCAGAATACGCTTACTAATACTGCCATGAACTTCCTCACCCTCGTAGAGAACCTGTCCATTCTTAATCTCCACAAGACCATCGCTAAAAGAAGCAACAGCCTTTTGAACATCAACAACTTCCAACAGTTCCTCTGCCGTAGCAGTAGGAAGTCTTTCCAGAATCAACTTATAGTTAATATGATCTGGCAAAATTTGATAACTTTGATTATTCAACACCAGAGTTAGATTCCCGTCAACGAACATAAATGGAACAGCCATAATTTACATCTCCTATTGTTATTAGTTACCTGTGAGTGCTTCTATTTTACTACAATCGGTCAGTCTGTCAAGAGGTCTTTAAGAAAAATCGTACTTTCGTGTATCGTCCCATCCCAATGGAATTTTGCGTGTTCTTTTTGTGATGGGAAAATCCACAAATTTTTTGGATCATTATCTGTCTTAATTCCATTAACATGATGAACTACTTCAGATTTTGAAAGTTTTCTATTTAATAGATTTTCTGCTACTATTCTATGTCTTAGTTTTCTTTCTCCATTAATTGTTATACGATTATGCCCTGATTTAGTTAAACCGTGTTTAAAGCTTGGATGTGATTTGCCAGTTTTTTCATAATTTCTACCTTTTGATCCTGACTGACAATCACTATAGTTTCTTATTAAGATTCCATACTTATTTAAGTTATTCCAAATTGCAGTATTGGAACAACCTTTTATTTTAGCTATCTCATATGTAGATAAAGATTTCTCTATATATAGATCGTATAGTTCTTCATATGATAGCTTATAATTTTTAGGCATAGTACACTCCTACTTGATCAGACTACTCAACTGAATCTTAAATAGGTCAATATTTTCCTGGCTCATCTGCTCAACCCAATCCCTGCTCTGCTTTCCATAGTACGAGCGATCTTCAATGATAGGATTCTGATTAGATTTAAGATCTACCAGATTACCAGAGACTTGATGATTGCCCATAATAACCTTGAGCATAGGATTCTTGTCTACCTCAGTTTTAATCTTTTCCCTAATCTCAGAGATTCTCCATCTCTTCAAATCTTCCGTAGAAGTTCCACGAATAATCTTGAGATAAGCATCTGACTTACTATCACCAGAATACAAGTAATTAACAATCATTTTTGTCAAGGTGTTGTAGGCCAAATTAGCATTACGAATCTCCTTGCCATCAACATTATCAATACCAACCTCTTTCATAAGCTTAGAGATATGGGAAAGATATTCTGTTTGATTAAACCTTGGAATATTAAAAGGACTCACATGAACAGTATTAGCAAAGAACTCTGTGAGCATGGTCTTATTCAAGCAATCCACAAGAGTTTTGTTACCAATAAACTTATCATAATCCAGACCAAAGATATTCAGAATATGAAACATAAACTGCTTATCTGTTGTTCCATGTTGATAATATCTGTATCCTCCGGTATTCTTCTCCTCTTCTGCGTAATCCTTCTTGCAATATTCAACAAGCTTGTTGATAGAAGCAAGATTCTTAAAGTGTTTTTGTGCTACAACTTTGAGTTGACGCTTCAGAAAAACATTGAAGTTAATAAGATTGTAGTTATCCTTCTCAAGCTTTTTAAGGAAAGCTGTTTTGATAGCATAAATCTTACTATTACCAATCAAGTCTTTTGTTATGCTCTTTAGAGTATCCTCTTGGAGAGTTCTAGCAATATCAGCAATCTCTGGACAACCAGACTCAGGTTCAGTTCCATACCTCAACATGGGAACATAAATAATCTCATCTTGTTCCAGAAAGTTTTCTAGTTGTTCTTCTGAAAGAATTCTTAGATGCGTAGCATCATTATAAGGATTAGTAATCTGCTTACTATCCTTATCATAGCCGTGAATAAAGAATACGTCTTGGTCGCTGACACTACCGTTAGAATTTCTATTGTAAGACTTTCTTGGGCCAGAACTTTGTGTCAGATGCTTATAGTCTGAAACCTTGAGCAAATTTTCAGCCCCAACATCTTCGATCAGTTGATCAAAACCTTCATTGCTTTTTGTATGATCCTTAGTGTCGATCATCAGATAAGCAAAGCAATCGTTAGCATTGCAATATCTTGTGAGAATTTTCTTGGCACTTTCTTCACTAGCAACGTCGCACACAAAGAAAGCCATTGTACCCTTTTTCTTCTGGTTATTCCAATAATAGGAACCTTTACCAGTAAGAGTTTCGTGATGGATTCTATCTGTCAGAGCAACTTGGCGACGAGAACGATAGCCAGCAGTCTTGTAATTAAAAACGTACAGACTCTTACCGGCAGGAATTTTATATTCCAAGTCATTGCCAGAGTTGATAGGATGATCTTTACCCTTGGGATCAATCCAAGTTGCACCAACACCCCAGCCGCCAGCCAATTCATTCATAGTATAATATGAAGTAATTGCTTCTACTTTGTTCTTGGACGCTTGAATTTTCTTGGAGAATTCTTCCTTCATCTCCATATAAATTTCTTGGGTCTTTTTACGCAGAGTCTTAATTACGTCCTTGGTATATTGTAGGTTTTCTCTACTAGCATCAATTTCCAATTCACCGATACCAAAATCAAGTTCAAGGTAAAGGCCGGAATTAATAATCTCACTAACAAAACTTTTCCAAGAATCAATATCGGCTTTTTGGAAAGCTCTATTCCATTTCTGGATATGATCAGGCATCTCCTCCTTTTCCTGACCAACAATGTGTGCGGTTTCAGCAGGATACGCAATATTCCCCATGATAGCAATTACTCCGCTATCAATCTTATGGTAATTATTTGGATAATAGCTATTGTCACTATTAATGCGACAAACTCTCCATCCATCACCACTGATAATAATATTGGTATTACTGTACTTATGATCTTGGAGATTGGTTCCAATACCACCTTCAAGAATGGGTTTCATCCGAAAATAGTGGAAAATTCTCTTAGCTTTGTCTGTAAACTCTTGAAAATCATGTTGCTTAACTGCAAACTGAATTTCGAGTCCATTAGGTTCAGAAGTATCTGAAACACCGAATAGGCTTAGAGAAGGAATACCATCAGCACCGATGGCAGCAACATAAGTGTATTTTTTGCCATTGAAATACGATGTCGTAGTAAAGCTCTTAGAATATGCAAACGGGCTTTTAGAGCCTAAACCAAGACATCCCACAAAATCGTTACTATTATTCTTGTTCGATGCACCATAGGTAGTGTACAGGCTCTCCATATCTGCCTGACTAAGACCAGTGCCATAATCTCTCACCATAAAAAGAGGATTAGCAGAGGTGGGAAGCGTTACCTTAAATGGATTCTTATTTCCTGCACTGATATGAGCATCCAAAGCATTGGTGCTAAGTTCTCTAATAACAGCCATAACCTTATCTGAGTACAAAGAATTACTCAAAATATGAAACATCTTTGATGATGTTTGAATAGAAAATTGGTTAGTTGAAGCAATTCCCTTGTGGTGTGTTTCAAAAGTTTTATCCGCAAGAAGCATAATTATTCTCTCCAAATTTGTTTTCTTCCGTCCCTACGATGTTCGTATTCTATCATCGGTAGTCTTGCTTGTCAACCATTAGAAATAATTTTGTCTGCTTTGGCTAAGTTTTCTTTTGCCCATAATGGTTGGCAATTTGAGTAATGAAAGAGTTTTTCTCTTTCTTCTATTGTGGTTGCAGATGCTATAGGCATTATGTGATCAACGTGCCATTTTCCTTGATTTTCCCAATTCATCCCATCTTTAAATTGGTTTTCTAAATGAGTCCAAAAATCTTTAACAGAGCATCCTAATAATTCTTCTGTTGCTTTACTTTTAATTCCGATTCCTTTTAATGCTTTATTAATTCTGTTTTTATAGTTTTGTGTTAATCTATAGAGAGGGTCGTTGTCTTTTCTTTGTTTCTCATATTCTCTTTTATATTGTCTTCTTTTATCTGCTGTTCTTTGTTGATATTCTCTCTTTTGTTCTGAAATTCTTTCTTTATTTTTCTGATAATATTTTTTATGGTGTTCTAAAATTTTAGTTTTATTTCTATTGTTATATTTTTGATCATCATCTTTTTTACACTGCCTGCAATACGTGTATAGTCCATCTTTATTGTTCTTGCATTTATGAAAATCGTTAGTGTGTTTTTCTTGATTACATTTACAACAAATTTTAGTATTCATTTTTGAGACTTGTCCGCTATTATTTTAAAGCCTATGGCTATGTCTATCAGACCCAAAACTTTTAAAAAGACCACTGGCAACGTGAATGTCATTCCCCCAACCAGTATGCAGAGAAGTCCCATTATCCAGACAACAACCTTTGGCATCCAAGAGAATAATGATAAGATATAACTTAATGGTCCTATAATTAGCACAGATAAAAAAATTATTGTTACTAGTAGAGCTAAACTAGCCATTAGTTATCTTCATCATCCTCATAATTCTCATAGTTCTCTCCCTCATAATCATCATCAGCATATGGATTCCATTCTGTATTATACTTATCTTCTTCTTCATCCATTTGATCTTCTATGAGTTCAGCGGCATCCATAATAATTTCAAATTCTTGTATCTTATTGAGTACGAGATCTATTTTTTTTTCTAGATTTTTGATTAGCTTTTTAAGATCTCCTATATCCTTAGAGAATTTATTTTCCATATGGTGAATCTCTTTATTGGCCTTTATTATTTCTTTTGCAATATTTTCAATATCTCTTGACATATTGTTCACCTATATTAGATTCATTTATATTCTTTAATATCTCCATTCTCAAGAATCTTCTTATTTTCATATGGACTAGCCATTCTGCGATAAAATTCTTGATTGATATTCTCTAATACACCAGTAATGATAGCAATTTTACCATAGCTAATATCTCCCATTATGCGAGAAACTAATCTAGAAACACAGTAATTTATATCTCCTGCTATTTCTAAAAACTGTTCATTTGTTAATTTAGAACTTTCTTCATTATAAGGATTTATATTACTATTAGCATTTAATTTAATAGCTACGGCCAATGAATTAATGCTATGATCTAGGGTTTTTCTACGATCTTCTTTAATATACGGCATTTATTCTCCAGTACATTTACATTGGTATTTTAAACAATATGAGCATTTTGGGCCAGGGTCAGAGTTTCCAAAATAATTAGCATAACCATCCCAAGTCTCTTTGCCTGTATCAATACAAACCAATTTTCTTTTACCGTCTCTTATGATGTATCCAAGATTAGCCCAATGACAGTCCCAAAATTTTAACTTTGTCCTATCATAAATAGTATCTACCAACCTCTGTATATGGGATAATCTAACTTTTTTATTTCCAGTCTTGGCTAGTTCTGTAACATATCCCCAACCACTTTTTTGATCCGGAAAAAATGGCTCATAACCCATTTTACATACTCTAGAATGTACTTTTGGTGCCAGATTTAATCTACTTAGTTTAAGCTGGATTTTTCTAGCATACTCCGCTCTAGATTTTGAGATAAATTCTTTGAAACCTAACGATGGTTCATTAAGTATTTTAAACAGAGTACAGTAGCCACCGTCATCACTATAATAGTCAGACAAATCAATCTTGTGTTTATTATGAACCATATTAATAAGATATAATGTGTGGCACTTCGCCAGTAAGATGATACAAAAAGCTTTTGGCTTTATCTATCGAATAAAACTCGCCAAGAAAAACAGTTCCCGGCAGACCATCAATATCTATTGGTATTGTTCCATATATCTGATAAAAAGGATCATCACAAGAATCTTTTTCTTTTTCTAAAAATTCAGCAGATGTTCTAATCTCATCTATATAGGTTCCACCCTCATAGTCACTATATTCTCTTACAGTAACCAGTAAAAAATATTCTATGGGAGATTTGGGATTATTATTCTTAATCCTACCATTACAAAGAGTATTACCCATCATTTTTCCTATAAAGAGGAATTACAGTATTTTGATCAACATAAGGGTTGTTTTGAGTTCTTAAATCAAACAAATCACCACGACCATTAATTCTGGCCCAAGCAACAGGCTTATCAAGAGAATCTTTTAAAGACTGCATCTGCTGAGACACTTCCAAGTATTCGTTTGTCTGTTCAACAGCAAATTCATTAGCTCTATAGACTTCTTCAGCCCATTCTTTATTTTTCTCTTTTAGTTTTTTCAATTCATCTTTGGCATTTTGCACAAAGAAAAGATCAGCCCCAGAAGCCCAAGCAAAATCAATAATACTCTCAAGAGGATTAGCGTGTTTTTCCATATAATTAGCTAGTTCTATAAAGGTTCTTCTTATGCAATCTTCCCAGTTTTCATATTCTTCGATCATTCTAATATAGAAATTTCTACACCCTTAAATTCAGGCTTATAATATCCTGTCAAACTGTCCTTCTGATAAGTATCTTCAACGATGAATCTAATATCATACTTATTCTCCATTATGGAAACTTCTGAACTAGTAGAAATCTTTTTGTTCTCAACAATATATTGAATAATTGCTATCTTAATTTCTTCTTTAGTTAGATTGTATAGATTATATGTCATAAATTAAAAGTCATCTCCCATTCGATATTCATCAAACTTTTCTTGACATTCTTCATTAGCATCATAATATCCAACATCATAACCTTGCTCATGACCCATAGCATACGCTGCCATCAACCACTTAATTATATCGGTAGTCTCCCCTTTTGCAACACAATTTCTTATGTCGCTCATGGCTCTTTCTTGTCTGACGCTGTATCCTTCGATTTCGTTGAGCCATTGATCAAATGTCATAAGAGTAAACTCATTTTAAAAGGATTAAGTAGGAGCGGTGGGACTCGAACCCACACTGGAAGGATTTTAAGTCCTTTGTCTGCTGCCAATTGGACTACGCTCCCGTATACTTCCAAGCTACATATCATAACGATTGGTTAGATTTTGTCTATGTGTCTCTACCAATATTTATGAGGGATGTAGTTGGAAGCATTTGGTTTAACTAAACTCAGCCGTTAGAATGAGCAGCCTTTAGGCGGCGAACAGTCTCAGCCATAGCCTCGACATTATCCACTGTCTTTGTGGGCTTTGCTCGCTCCATCGCGGGCAGTTCGATACCCTTCTTAACCAGAGCGGCCTTTGTACGAGCATAACGAGCCATCGTACTAGCAACCTTCTGACCAGTCTTACTGGCAATCTCAGCATAGGTCTTGCTGGAAAAAACTGCCTCAAGGAACTGGTCATCACTGCAACGAACACGACTCTGCTTCTCAGTAGTAGTAACTTCAGCCATAATCAACCTCCAAATTCTTAACCAATCTACAACCAAGGCTCAGTCAAGCGACTGATCTTACCTTGCGTTGTTCCTTCGATTGTACAACATAGTATCGTCACTGTCAATGGGCGACCTTGAAATTTTTTTCGTTCTCGCCAGAAATTGCTGTTGAACGTCTTTAAAGCTCCAAGGAGTACCAAACTCCACCCCATCTCTTTTATTATCGACCCCTACATCAAGCGTGAGCGTTCCAGAAGCAACGTCCTCACGATGCAGTCTGCCATGAACATGACCATAAAGCATCCAACTTTTCCTATAGCTACCAGACCAACTTCTCATAGGATAATGACACATAAATATCTTTTGATTAACATACAGAATCATTTTCTGATCAGACACACTAGAAAATCCACTAGTAAACTTAGTTGGTTCATCATGATTACCAAGAATAATGTGAACATTCTCACAAACTATTCTTTCTCTATATGAGAGAGCAGTTCCACCCTTATGACAGAAATCTCCTATAATATAAAGAATATCGTTTTGTCCAACAGTTTCGTTTATAGAAGAAATAATTTTCGCATCCATTTCTCCACCATCGGAAAATGGACGATTACAATATCCTATAATATTCCTATGTCCAAAATGAAGATCAGCAGTAAAAAATACTTTCTGACCAACTATCTTATCCATGTTATTAATCCTCTGTTGGAAGAACCAGAGCCATTATTAAATATGCCCAGAAAAGAATACTGCCAGTAAAAATTGCACCAGCAACAAAGCCTAATCTTACCACAGAAACATCTAATCCTAGACTTTCTGCTAGTCCTCCACAAACACCAAAGAAAACTCTATTCTTATTGCTTTTGTGAAAATGATTCATAGGTAGATCCTTTAATGATTTGTTGAATCTGATAGTCTGAATATCCAGACATTAACATTGCTTGATGGTAGCCGATAACAGGAATCAGTTCTGAGATCATGATTTTTCCTTTGGTGAGTATAGAGTAACCTTAATTATTATATACCCATCCCTGCCACTGTCAATATTTTGTATTGAGGATATTTTACCTTTACCCAAGAAAGAATCACCAACCAACAAGAATGGCCCGCCGTCTAAGTTAGCTGAAGTTATTATTGAAATATCTGACTGACAACCAAATTTTGCCCAATCACTTGCTCCCTCAATTAGATATTCATATTCACCAATTTGTGTTATTATTCTTTTATTCTTATTATCCTTAGACTGTAAGCATTGACTCATTAAAGGACTCACTATCGAGTATGTAACCTTCATTATTTTCTGACGCTAGGTTAGCAAGAACGTCTTTGAGTCTTTGATTCTCTTGTTCAAGAGAGTTCATGATTTTTTCAGCTTGATTTAAAGCTCTTTGAAGTGTCGATACTCTTTCAGCTAATTTATCATTCATGTATTCTGTGATTGTTCTAACAACCATAATTAGCCTCCTTGTTATGAGTTTGACAACTCTATAATATACACCTTAAAGGCTAAGTCCATTTAGGAATTTTTGCAAATCTTTAAGCTGATTTTTATCCAGAACCATTTGGTCAGCATATGGTTTTTTGTATACTAAAAGTTGATAACAGTATCTTATACGCTGCCATAATGACATCTTATTGCTATAGTTTGTATAATTCTCAAACATAGCCAAGTCTGCCATCTCTATTTCATGATCATATTCTATTGCTAGTATCTCGCTTTTGCAAGAACAAGGAATAAATATTGTCTTATTTTCTTTTAGGTTTGTCACGCTTCCCATGTTTAAAAATTCTTTCGTAATTTTTTTCCCAAATTTTTTGATCTACACTTTTTGGTCTTGGCTTACTACCCTTGCCATTTTGGCTCATCATTTTCTCCAACGTAAAAAAACTCGTTCTGTTTTAAAATATAAAGCGTTGCTGAATCTCCATAAATTTCATACAAATACGACCCATCTCCTTGGGGCATATCTTTATTTAGATAACCGTATTCTATAATCTCACCATCTTTAATAATAGCTACTCTAGGAAATCTCATTGGACTCATGATTCTAGTACATAACTCCAGTAGCGACTATCTTCTTTCTTTTGAAGATCATCCCAATAAATTGATCGTGCAACATACGATGGAACTTTAAGTTTACCACAATTAACCATCCAGTGCCGCTCCATTTTTTTATAAATCTCTGAGCCAGACTTACTCTTATTATATTTGAGAGCCTCAACATCGTAAAGCCTAAGCTGATGAATATCGCCACACAGTACCCTTGCCTCGTTAGGATGAATCATTTCAAGAGCAAAGCTAATCTTAGCCAATCCAATTCCGCTAATCTTATTCAAGATACTATCACGCTTCTTGATATGATACTTTTTAGTGGTCAGATAAAAGTCTTTAGGATTAGCCCAAAACTTGGTGCTAAAATCCCAGATATAAGCGGTGCGATTATTGTGCAACCCAACACCACTCTTGTGGAGTTTTTCCAGAAGAATTTCTTTGCTATCAACCCACTCGTTAAAATTCTTGATAGCATTATATCCCTTAACATTACCTTGCCAAGTTGTGTGGACTGAACAATAAGCAAAGAGATAGCGACGAAAAATATCTTCGTCAGTCTTAGGACGAACACTCTCCCAATAATCCTTATAAGCTACTACTTTGTCTTTGGGGAAATTCTTAAAAAACTCATCAGCTTTTCTCGTACTCATCACCACCGGCTTTTTCTCAACAACTTGCTCTGTCATATTGTCCTCAAAGGTTAGTTCCAAAGTGTATATTGCGATTCTACACTAGTCCTATCGTCTTGTCAAGCCTCGCATCTTGAATCAATCCAATTTCCTAGATCCAGACTTATCTATAATTTCGTCTAATTTATAATAGTATTCCCATGTTTTCCACTTAACCCTGACGCTACCAACGTCTTTAATTTCTTTACCTTTGATATCTCTAGTCTTATAAACAGCCCAGTAATGCTCTTCCCCTTTTACAAACTCATGAATAACTTCAAAATATTCTGGACACTCTAAACTTGCCCATAATCTTAATCGTCCATTAGACTTAACCCACTCTTCTATCCTTTCGTCATACTTTATTGGAAAAAATATATTTCGTACTGATCTTTCTACAAGAACATATTTGTACCCAAACCATTCTGAATTACAAATAAAACCTATAGAAAATCCTACAAATAGAACAAACCACGGATATATAAGAGAGCGAAGAATAACTTTGATCATTTAATTTCTCCAGTAAGGCGGGATAATTTTATACACCATACTGGAAATTGGTCAATCGGTTTTATCCTTTACTTCCTTCACATATTTCATCAATGGATTTTTTTGTTCGGGTATGATAGTCTTATGATTTCCTGCCCATAATGGCAGTTTACCAAACAAAGCTACTCTTTTTTTCTTTGATTTTTGTTTTTGGTATTCTTGTTGTTGAAGAATCTGGAAGATTTCTTCCTGTTCTATTTGTCTTTTACTTCGATATTGTTCGTCTCTTTTTTGTTTTTTTTGTTCCTCTGTGTGATTTTTTCTTGATTCTTTAATGAAATATGGATGTTCAGCAATAGTTTTTTTTAGCTTATCACTTGCTTCAGGATGATTGAACAGTAATTCTATTAGCGGTCTATGATTATCTAAATATCTCCTAATATTTTTTTTGCTTTTTCTACTGTATTTGCGAACAGTATTGGTAATAAATTCTGTCTTGCTTTCTTCAATAGCAGGACGAAGGGCTCTATGATGTTTTTCTCTCTTTTGTTTTTTCTTTTTATGACCTTTAATGAATTGGTCGATTTCATCTCTTAGGTTTAACGCTATTGGTTTTGTTTCAATAGCTTTTGGTTGTTGTTCTTGTTTTTTGGTTTTATGTTTTTTGTATTTTTCTTTTTTGCGTTTTGATTCAAGTATTCTAGTTGTATCATAACCTATGTCCGTATTGAATTTTTCAGCCCAGACTTGCCAGCCGTCTAATGTTGTGCTGCTATTTTCTGTGAATAATTTATTGAGAAGATATCTTTTTTGCAAGAGATTCTTATCTTGTTCTACAAAAACATGACAAGGTTCGCATAAAGTAATTAGCTGATGCTGATCTCCTTGTCCAAGCATCACTATTTTAGTATAGTCTATATGATGAATAGTTTTAGATGGAGTACCACAAACCTGACAACATCTACCATCTCTTTCTAAGACTAGTTGCCTTATATTCCACCAGAGCCTAGATTTTATATAGGCATCATAACTTCTAAAACCTAGCTCTTTCCATGCTGGTGGCATAATTCTATATGTCTCTTTCTTCTCCATGAAGAATCTTAAAGGTGGGAAATCGTAGACTAATACCTCCCTTTTCATTCTCTGTCTCTTCAAAATATTGGACAGTCACGATTTTGCCAAGAATCTTCTTAGGGTTCTTATAAAAGTCCTGTCTTTGTTCAATACTAAAACCAGACCCCACTCTTACTGTATGACCCTTATGCTGAATCATAACACAACTCAACATAGTTTCCTCACATTCTGCACCATCCTTAACATAACGGAATGGCCCCATTTCAGTATCTAGAACCTCATATTCATCATCAAAGAATGACTTATATT